CGGAAACCCCCGATACACCCGGCACACATTCCCGGTCACACTCGCCGCGGCCGTGCCCGCCGGATACAACGCATTCGCAACAATCGCCGTCAGCGCCGTCTCAACATCCGCCTGGTCAGCCATCAGCTTGCCGCCTGCACCAGAGACAGCCGCCACACCCCGTTCATCAGCTCCACCGCCGTCACCAAAAACCGCTCGGCCCGCTCATTCGACAAAATATCCGCCACCCGCGGCTGCACGCATGGCAACGCCGGCAGCAACGCGACAAATCCCGGCACCCGTGTATCGTCAGGCAATCCCGCCCGCGTCCGGTCGCCAATGCCCCCCACCAGCAGACTAGCCGGAAAGCCCGTAGCCAACGCCGTCTCGGTGCTCGGCAGCACCGCGCCATACGGGTTCACCCCCGCCAGCACCGGTGCCGCCGGCCGCCACAGGCTCGCTACCGTATTCGTCATCACCACCAGCATCGGCTTCGGCGGCTCAATCGCCGCAACAAACACCGTGCCCTCCGGCCCCGCCAGATAATCGCCAACCCTCAAATAACTCCAGTCAGCCCAGGCCTGCCGGAACGGCACGCCAAAGCCGCTGGGGGCGCCCACGCTGCCGCCAGGCAGCACAAACGCTACCGCCAACCGCAAAAACCGCTTAGCCAATTCCACCGGCGCCTCAGCCCCGTCCGGCCGATACGCATCATGCAAAAACCCCACACGCCGCGCCGCACAGCCCGCGCCATACGCCAGCCGGTCCGCCAATTTTACCCCGTCCATCACACCACCAGCGTGGCACCGGCATTGGCCAGCGCCGGCCCCGGCGGAATGCCAAGAAACCCGCACAACCGCCGGCGCCAGCCATCAAACAGCACCGTCCGGTCTCGCGTTTCGTTTTCATTATGCGTCCACGCCGCCGCACTCTCAGTATCCAGATTCGCCGAGGCCGGCGGAATCGCCGCTTCCAACGTTGCGAGCGTGGAAAGATATTGCAGCGTCACCGCAATCTCCGCCGGCGCCAGATTGTTCAGCCGATACTCCAGCGTCCCGTAAGCCTGAAAAAACCGCCACGAATTAAACCCCGCGGCCCCCGCGCCATAAGCGGGATACCCGCAGAACCTGCGAACATCCACCTTCTGGGCATCGGTAAACGAACCAGACATCTCAGTACGTGTCCCCATAGCCGAGCGTGAAATAAACATTCCCCGTACCGGCGCTCAGAATCGCCGCCGCATAAGTCACAAACGGCCCGCCATCCACCAACATCCGTTGCCCAGCCGGGATTGGGGTGTCGGACACGGAAGCCGCCAGTGACGACGCCGCCCCCAGCCGAAAAAACGCCGTCGCCGCGGCCGCATTATAAACCAGGACCGCACTGCCACCGCCCGCCAGCGCCTTGTTGGCGGAGGTTGTGGAAGCCGCCAAAGTCACGGTTCCGGCCGGCCGGAACGGTTGCGTTGAACCCGTCGCCATGATTCTGCTCCCTTAACCGATATGCTCCAACATCACTGCCCGCTTGTAATTTGCATTCGTCGCGGTCGGCACAACGGTCGCAGTCGTGGTGGTGTCAGAGGGCGCGCAAAACCCGCCGATCCAGTACCAGCTTTGCGCGATAATCTGCTGCAGCCGGTCAATCGGCTCGCGCGTCACCATGGCCACATTGTCGATAATGTTCACCAGGCTGTCCTTCGGCGCCACATCATCCGCCGCCATCCCGGCAAAATCGCCCTCAATCAGCGCCCCCTGCCCGCAAACAATCGGCCGCCTCACATAAAGCCCGGGAATCGTCGGGTGCGACTGGACATAAGCCTCCGTCGTCGTAATAAATCGCAGCCCCAGAAAATCGCTCACCATCCCCTGCCGGAACACCGGGTTGGATGATGTCGCCCCCTGAAACAACTGCTTGAAATCAGGATCGGCAAACAACTGCCTTGCCGAAACCGGATCGAGATAGCAATTATAAACACCATCCACCAACGGCACCGCATTGCGCCGCAGCAGCGCCACAGCATCCAGCAAATTCCCCATCGTCAGCGTATCGGTCGCCTGCAGCGCCGCCGTCGTACCGCGCGAAGCCGGCCGCACAATCGAACTCGCCGTCGCCGCCTGCACGACATTGCCGGCAGTCGCATCAAGCACCGTAACATTGCCGGAGAACAGCAGAGCACCCGAAACACCGCCAGGTGCGGTCGAAAAATTCGTCCCATCCGGCGTAACGCCAACAACGGTATAGGTATTGGACCCAACCGTCACCGTCAAAGGATAGGTGGCAGAAACGCTCTGCTGCACCCCATTCACAAAAACCGTCTGGAATCCGCGAATATCATCAACCTCGACACTCGGCCCGGCCGATGTCAGCGTCGTCATCACCCGCGTATTGCCGCCGAAATACGGCGCAAACAACGCATTGCGCGCCAGCTCATCCAGGCTGCGCGCCGCCTGCTCGCCATTCGTCGCAGCATTCTGCAAAAACTGCGAGGCAATCCCAACACGGCTCGTCACCATGTTCAAATCCTGGGTCGCCGCGTAGAAATTCAACGTAATCGTGTACTGCTCAACGCCCCAGCTGGTGGAGGTCAAGCCATTGTCCAGATTCGTATTGCTCCCGGCCGGCAGCGGCACCGTAACGCTCGGCTTCAACCCCGCGCGCGTCTTCGTCAACGTCTCGCCAATGCCGACTGAAAACTCTTCACGGTCGGCAATCAGCCGATACCCAAGCCGCGATTTCAGAGACATCTCGAACTCGCGTTCGAGAAACCCCTGTTGAATGATCGGCTGCAAAGCCGCCGGAAAATTCTGAATGCCCATCACCCAAACCCTTCAACTGTTAAAACCACACAACAAAAATGGCCGCGAAAACGGCCATCCACGCTTCACTTACTTTCTGAAAACTGAAGACTGCAAACTAACGCCTGCGCAGCAGCGCCGCCCGCGCCGCCAGCCACTCCTCATGGCTCAGCTCATTCGCATGACGCATCCGCGGCGGCTCCGGCCGCGGCGGATTCGCCGCCGCCGATGACGACGCCACATTCCCAAACAGCCAAGGCTTCGCCCGCTTCAACTTCGCGAGAATCGCTCCTGCATCCGCCACTTCACCATTCTGGTTCAAACTAACATCCGCCAGGTCCAGCAGCTTCAGCCCATCCAGATCAACCATCCCGGCCCGCACCGCCTCGGCCTTCAACTCCGCGCGGATCAACCGCGCATTCGCCTGCGCCCGCGCATCTTCAAGCGTCGCCTCGGCAGCTTCCGCGCGCGCCCGCCAGTCCTCTAACGGCTCATTTGTCTCTTCAGTCATGGCGACTCCTGGTCAATCGCATCAAGCTCGGCCGCGACATCCTCAACCCCCGTCGCGGACGCCAGTACCTTCACACCCGTCTCTCGCGAGATCTGCCTCGCACCGGTCAGCGCCGCAATCGCCTGCGCTTCCTTCAGCCGGTCATCCGCCGAAAGCGGATACCATCGCGGCCAGCGCAACGAAATTCGCGCGCTCATATCCATCGGCCCCACCGCATCCCCCATCACCAGGAGCGGATAAACATTCGAGGCCCGCACAACCATCTTCAACAGCGCCAGCACACCGCCAACCCCGTAGGAGATCCGCAAATTATCCGCCAGCCAGATCAACCCCTGGTTCATCAGCTCCAGCGCCCGGCCGGATTGCGCCGCCGTCAGCCGGTCGGCACTCGCCCGGTTGCCATGCACGGCTTCCAGCGCAAACTCCCGCAAAATCCGCACGTAGGAAATCACCGCCTCGCAAGCCGTGCCGCCTATCTCCAAGAGCTTGGCGTCACCCTTTTCGGAAACCACCAGAGCATTTCCAGCGCCCTTGATAATTTCGGAATCCCCAAGCGCCGGCTCCTTGATCAACAGCGTCGGATCGGAGCTGTACTTCAACCCTCTCCCAGCCTGGCTCAGCTGGTAATCGATCTCAATATTCGTCTCAATCGCCGCCCGGAACGTACAGGCGCCATCCACCCCATCCCCGCCCGGCAGATTCTTGATCCAAACAACCGGCACGAATCCGAGCCCATGCGCCACGCTGCGCACACAATCCACAACCGGCGCCGCCGGCGGGTCATTCACCGCCCAAGGCAAATACCAGGTTTCCGCCCCGTCATCCCAAACCCGCTGAAACCAATAAATCGTCCCCGCATCAACCTCGGTATACCCCTGCGCCGCCAAATCCGCACCGCTGACCTTGTATTTCTCCGTCACGCTGCTCAATGTATCCGGCGCCGTAACATCCCATTGCGGCGTCAGAAACAGGCTTTCCAAAACCGAGAAAAACACCCGCCCCTTTAACACCCGCATCAACACCGCAACCGACCCAACGGAGCCGCGGATCGCCGCGTCGATCATCACCTCATTCAGCCGGCTTTCATCAATCAGGGCGCCGAGAATCCCCGCCAATTCCGCATCCGCGCAGTCGACACTTGGAAAATGCGCATCGCTGAACAGCAACGCGACAGAATCCTCGACAACCACCCTGCACAAACCATAACGTACGGAAGGCCGCCGCATCCGCAGCGGCACATATTCTCCGGCGCCATTGCGCTCTTCATGAAACTGATAGGGCAGGCCATCATAAATCGTGCCATCCAACACCCGCCGCAGCACATCCAGCCGCCGCACCCGCGCCGGCATCCCGCCATCCGCCGGCACCGTGTCACAAATCGTTTCGAACATGCTGCCTCGTGCTTTCGTTAGAGCGCGCCGAAAACGTGAATCGCCCTTGGCAATAAAACTAGCGCGCGCCGTACGGAATATTCATCCGCCGCGCCGCAACACCGCTCGTCGTCGCCAGCGTATTCACGGCGCGCGATAGCGCATCAACCTGGTCATCCTTCCGGGAATGCGGAAACGCCCTCAGCTCCTCCATAAAGCCGGAATTCCAAGCTGCGGCCAGGAGCAAAATATTTCCAGCACCCATCTGCGTCGCCGCCGGCCTGGCACGGTCCTCCTTGGCGCCAGTCTCCGGCGAGTGCTCAATTCTATATCCCAAAAGCCCGCGCGCCAGAAACGCCACCTGGGCCACCCCGGCCTGCCCAGGGTCCCGCGGCAACGCAATCAACGTGCCCGGCCCATCCGCATTCGCCGCCGCAATTATCTCCCGCTCCACATCGGCAGGTGTGCCCCGAAAACGAATAACATCCAGCACGACAATCTGCCGTACGTCGGTCACGCCAATCTTCACGCCCACCGTGTAATCCGGGTCGCGCCCCGGCGCCGGCAATGTCGCCGCCAAATCCCAGGCCCGAATTGTCCGCGTGCAAGCTGGCGCGGCCGCAACAATCCGCACCATGTCCGTCTTGAACACTTTGCTCTGCTGCAGTCCGGGTTTCTGCTGGTACAGCGCCGCAAATGTCTGTTCGCCAACCTCTTCCCTGCGCCGGGCAATCGCCTCGGCATCTTCCCATTCCGGCCATAACGCCTCACCAGGCTTGCGGCCCAGCACATCCCCCGCCTCGGCAAGCGCCGGCAAGGTCAACATCTCCCACTCGCCGCCGCTGCGCATCAACCGGCCGGCCAAGTCATCCTCGTGCCAGCGCGTCATAATCAGCACAATCCGGCCGCCCGGCTTCAACCGCGCGGTCAGCTCGGCCCGGTACCAGTCATGCACCGCATCGCGGTGGATCAAGCTATCCGCTTCCGCCCAGGTCTTGATCGGATCATCAACCAGAATCAAATCGGCCCGCCGGCCAGTAATCGGCCCGCGTACGCCGGCGGCGAAATATGCCCCGCCATCCTGCAGCGAAAACCGCGCCGCGGCCTTGCTATCCTTCGCCAGCCCGATGCCAAGCAGCTCGCCGTACTCCACAATCACCCGCCGCACCTGCCGGCCAAAATGTTCCGCCAGAGACGCCGTATGCGCCGCCGCGATAATCTGGCTCCCGGGATGGCGCCCAAGAAAATACCCCGGAAACAACACCGACGCGAAGGTGGACTTCGCGGACCCCGGCGGCATCTGCACCATCAACCGGTCGGTCCGCCCCTCAAGAACCTCTTCCAGCTTCGCAATCAGCAGCCGGTGGTGCCGTGCCGGCGTCTGCGCCCGGTCCGCCAGCACATGCTCGGCAAACCCGATAAACCCAGGTTCCGCCGTCATGAAATGTAAGTTTGTCTCTCTGTCTGCGTAAAGATAACCAGTATGCCAAAATCTATAGACCAGAATGGGGAATATGGGCAAGCAAAAATAACATCTAGTTAGAAAAAAATTTTAAGCCCTCAAAAACCGTAAGCCACCCCGAACATGGAATTCACCTGCAGCGTCGCGCTCAACGGCTCATACGCGCCAGACGCGCCGGCCTTTGATCCCGTATACCCATAATGCGTCACCCCCAGCCCGGCATAAGCGTGCCAGGTCCGTGTCAACCGGTAATCCGCATCCAGCGAAACCCGCTCTTCCGCGCTGGTCCCAAAATTTCCCGTAAAACTCTGCGACGGCACAGAGACTGATCCGCCGATCACGGCAAACCCCTCCACCGCGGCACTCACCACCAGATCGGGGCTGCCCGGCACATCCAACCGCAACCCGCCGCCAATCAACCCCGCCTGATAAAACGCGCCATAACCAGAGGCGCCGCCAACATTGCGATACCAGTTCTGATAGCCGCCCGCGACGTAAGGGATCACCTCGGCGCCGCCCTGCAGCGGCGCGCCCAGCCCCAGCCGCACAATCGCCGTGTTGTAGTAAGCATTGTCATGCGCCTGGTACGGCGTGCTCGCCGGGTTCTGTAAATTGCCATGATAGTTTAAAAATCCGGCGCCGAAATTATACCCGGCGTCCGTGTACAAATCCGGCAGGCCGAAACCGACAATCCCATACGGCGTCAGCGCGCTCACCCCAGCCGTCACCCCCAGCACCGCGCCGGATTCAGTGTCCCGCGGCGTAATACTCTCCTGGTAATTCCCATACCCCGCCGTCAACCCTAGCCGCACCGAGGACTCCGCCGCCAGCACCGCCGGATCAGCCGCCCGCGCCGCCGGGCTTACACCAGGCAGGATGGCCGCAAGCAGCAGAAATCGGCGCCAACGCATTAGAGGTTCTATCGTCCAGGTTAGGGTTAAACTTCTGATACAACTTGATTTTTTGTAACAAATTCCACCACATGTGAAAATTGTAAAAATGTCACACTGTGAAATATACGAATCCCAGGTAGCATCCGGCGATGCCCGAACTCCCGCCAGGCGCCACCCATCTCATTGCCGGCCCGCCCAGTGCAAATCCGCCATTCCCCATAGCCTGCGCCCTGGCCGGCCTCAGCCTCGCCGCCCCCATCCTGTTCCTTAAATCAGGCGCGCCGGGGCCCTTGCTCGCCATCGCGATCCTCGCCCTCGCCGGCGCCGGCATCATCACCATGGCCGCCGCGGTCGCGGCACAGCGCCGCCGCCGCGCCGATTCCGCCATCCGCCCGCGCGCCACCATCTCTTCGCGCGGCATCACACTGCACCCCAGCCCGGCCCACACCACCGCCAGACACTTCGCCGCGGCCGACATCCATTCAGCCACCCTGCTACCCCACGCCCTCGTTATCCACACCCTCCCCCACCACCCAAAACCAGGCCGCCATGTCCTGCGCTTCGGCAATCTCCACACCCCCCGCGAAACACTCGCCGCCGCCCTGCGCCCGCTCGCGAAAGGGCGTTAACGCCCGGCCGCCGCCGCAATCCGCCGCACCACCATATCCAGCCCCTGCGCATGCCATCGCTGCACGGATTTATGGTCCGCCCCCACCGCGGCCGCCAACCGCCGCCACGGAAACAAATGCCGCCCGGTAATCGGATGCACCAGCGCCCGCGCCCCCAGAATCCGCCGCAGCAGAAAATTCGCCTCCGGAATCAGCGCCAGCCACCCAAACGCCTCATCCATCGCGGAAATCGCCGCGGCACTCGGCGCCGGTGCGCGCAACGGCGGCGCCTCCCACCCATAAGCCTCAAGCGCCGTGTGCACGATATCAAACCGCATCTGCCGCATCCGTGTCGAATAGCCGGTTGCAGGCATGGCCAGCAGGGTCGCCCCTGCTTCCTCAAGCTTGCGCACAATTTCGGCG